CCATGGAGGTTTACTTCTCCGGACCGTCGGTCGACGAGCACTCCATGAGCGTCCGCGACCTCGCGCCGGCTCTTATCGGACTGGCTGACGCCATAGATAGGTACAAGGAGCTTTCCTGCCCGTTCGCCGACCTCGACGTGCGCATCACCGCCACCAAGGCTGGCTCCTTCGACGTGATACTGCAGATACTCGGAACCGTCGTCAGCCTCGGACAGGGCGCGGAGGCCGCCGACGTGGTAAACCTCGCATCCGGCATCATGGACGTGCTCAAGATCCTCCTCACCAGATACGAGCAGACCGGAACCGTCAAACCAGGCGAACACGAGGTGGTGGAGCGGCACGAGACTAGGGTCGCCTTGCGAATCGGCAAGACCGCGAAACTGAACGTCAGCCGCAAAAGCTACCGCGCCTCATGCGATGGGAAAATCATCAACGACCTCGGCACCGCAACGAAACCGGCGTCCGAGGATGGATACAACCCCGTGCGCTTCATCCACAAGGACAGCGGAAGCGACGCCGCGATACCCGGAGATGTATCCGAATCGATGAGCGTCCTGACCCTCTCCGACCAGCCCATAGAACCATCCGTCGAAACCACTACGCTGCAGATAGACACCATCCAATTCCAGTCACGAAAATGGAAGTTCTCCAAAGGCGACGAGAAATTCTGGTGCGAGATCGCCGACGAGGCATTCCTGGCAAGACTCAACCGCCACGAAGTGTCGTTCTGCAGCGGAGACCTGCTCAAAGTGAAACTGGAAACGGAACAATACGTGCGCGACGGACGACTCGAAACCGGATCCAGAAGAATAACCAAAGTGATAGAGCACATCCCAATCGAACGGCAACAGACGCTCGATATATGACACGAAACCCCGGCGCTCGCGGCCATGCGGACGCCGGGGCCTTTCTCTACTGCACGCACACGCCGGAATCGTACAATAGCTGCCGGTAGTCGTTCAACACCTGGATGGTGACACCCAATTCCACTGCCATCATCCACGCATTGCCCTCGTACACCGTCTCGGCCATGCCGTAATCCACCGGCGAGATCAACGCCAACGCCGTCTCCCTACGGCAACGGCGCTCGCATCTGACTCCGTATTGGCTGCCGCATCCGGGGTCGTGGTGTCTGGCATGGATGAGCTCGTGGCACAATGTGCAGCGGCGCTGGCGCTGGTTGAGCCAGTCGGCCAATAGGATGAGCCCGTGCCGGTCGTCGTACAGGCCGCATATGTCGCGTGGGAGGCGGTACGACGCTATCGTCAGTCCCATGGATTCCGCGTTCCTATGAAGCTCCGCGATGGTCTTGTTATCCACATTCCTCTCTTCCGAAAGTATTGTTTTTCGAGAAGTACTTTTTCGCTGTCTGTCAAGTTCTATTTGACAGTTGGAGTGTCGTATGTGATATTCGAACTAGCTCATCTACATGTTGTAGAAGGAGTCTTCGGAGTCGTCCTTAACGGGCGGCTCTAGTTTTTTATTGGATTCTTGTGCTGAATCTGGAGTTATATTCCTTTTCCAGCTTGTCTATGCTCCATTGGCGGTTTACGTAGTACGCGGTTATGAGTACCCAGTAATCCCTTCGTTCTCCTAGAACAACGAGATATTGTTGGTTTGGAAGATATATCTTCACTCGATCCTTGTTCTTGTCGTTTTTTCTCCATACCCAAGGCCGCGCGCATTGGGCGTATCCGCATATTTCGCAGAACGGATGATGCTCCACTACCGGTCTGGGCCAGCTGATGCGTTCGCTGCGTTCAGCATCCGGAAGCCGTGAGCCGGAGTCGTCCTGATTGCATGTGGTCAGATGCATGAAGGCTTCCGGATAGATTCCGTCGTAGGGCATTCTTTTGTAGTGTACGGGTTTCCCGTCGTATTGGAAGGACTCTCTGAACTCGTTCTGGAATACATGGAACAGTCGTTGCTCATACTGCTCCCATGTCTCTCCGTGCTCTTGATTCCAAGGAATCAATCCGGGCAGCCAATGCGGATTCATCTCGCCCTCCATACGAAATAGTTGAACTTGGTCTCCTTCAGCAGTGTGCTCCGGTCTAGTTTGTATCCCGACCGTTGAATGATTCGTTCGATGATTCTGCGCTTCGCCATGCTCTGATGCTGTTCCGGCAGTTTTCGCTGCGAACGGCATACTGCTCCGATGAGTATGTCGGTGAGCTGCATGATCTGTACTTCGTCGGAACGTATCGGCTGGATTTTCTGGATGATTCTGTGATCGTAATCGTACATGTTGTTCGAACAGACATCCCATAATTGGCTGACTCGAAAACTCGAGTGTGTGTCTTTGATGTCGACGAATACGTTATAGCTTTGCCTTGGATCGAAGACGACCTTGAGCATCTCGAAGTACATTTTGTAATACCAGGTGTTGTGGTCCTGATTGTATTTCTCGTGGTCAAGTAGATTCTTGTCCGGGATGAGGAGCGCTCGGAACGATATGTCATCGTCATCGAAGAAGTAGTCCACGAGATCCAGATAGAGCGGCAGCATACGGTCTCGTGCCTTTGCCCATTTCACCTCATTCGTGGCGCATATGCCATGTTTCTGCTTGATTTCTTTGATTCTGACGCATATCTCTTTGCGTTTTCCTTTTGGCACAATGACGGCTCCCAGAGCCATGCTGTTCGAATCATCATGCTCAAGGTGACATGTCTCGTCACAATACAGGTTGTATTCGGTCATTCGTGTTCCTTTCAATCCATCAATCGTCAGGCGTCTCGGCTTCGAGGCGTGCGTTCGGATCCTTGTTTGCGGCCATGTCATAGTCTTCGGGGTGCGCGGCGATACGGTCGATGAGATCATCCGTGACCTGATTTTGGCGCTCGCGGGCTTCGTAGGCGCGGGCGGCGTCGCTGCCGAGTGCTCGTGTGTAGATGTCGAGGCTGGTGAGTCCGAATGTGGAGGCGATGTGCTCCACGTCGGACGTCGTGAGCGGCGCTTCATATCGGAGCCTTACGTGCCAATAGTTGTTTCTCATACCGCTCTTTTTGTAGAACTCGGCATTTGTTATTCCGCTTCGTTTAACGAGATCTCGACATATGTCGATGATTCTCTTGCTGTCTTCGGTGACTTCATTTTTGGCAATGCTTCCCATGCCCAACATGGTACCCAATTGAGAAGGATTTGTAAAGAATACTTAATTGAGTAACAATAAACTTACTCAATTAAGTACGGTAAGAATTACCGCAAGGCATCGCAATGAACAAAGAAAGGAGCGGCAAGACAGATGAGTGAGACGGAAACCATCGCAAGGAATCTCAGCGGCGAGCTCGCACGGCATCGCAAGACACAGGCCGCACTCGCCAAGGAACTCGGCATGAGCGAGAAAACCGTCAGCGAACGTCTGGGAGGCAAGGGGTCGTTTAACACCGAGCAACTCGAGAAGACGGCGACGATGCTCGGCATGAGCCTCTACCAGCTCATGATCAAGCTCCTGCAACCAATCGACGGCATCAAACAGATCAAGCCGTGAGCAGCGCTCGCCGACGAATGAATCGAAAGGAGAACACGAAATGAGGAAAATGAAGAGATCCGATGTCCGCGAATGGACACCAGGCGAACCTATCGAACGGGTCGACTTCGGCAACGGCTGCACCGGAATGGATAAGAGCATTCCCAGAGAGCCGGGAAGCGCTGGCGATTTCAAGCGGCTCATCTGGAAATGCCGCGCTATCGAAGCGGACGGAGGTCCATGCCTTGATGTGCTTCCATCCGAATATTGGATTGACGATGTTAAGCAGGGCGATTATTTCGATGTGGCCACCGACGGATTAAGCTACGGCCCATGCAGCTT